TATTATAGATAGGGTAAACGGATCACCGACGAACTACGCAATAATCAGTTCTTATATAGATTTAATCTATGGTAAAGGTTTACGAGCAAAGAATGCAAAGTCTAACTTAGAAGCATGGACTAAGTTTAAATCGGTTATAACTAAACAAGACATTCGTAAGATTATATCAGATAGAGAGTATTTCGGTGAGGCATCAATGGAGGTTATCCAGAGCAAAGGAAAAGGATTAAGTTCTATTAATCACATACCTAAGAATTTAGTAGTCCCTGCGATTGAAAATGAAGATGGAGAAATCGCAAACTATTGGTTTAGTAGAGATTGGAGTGACATAACTAGAAACAAACCCGATCCAATACCTGTATTTGAGGGTAAAGTAGAAAAAGAAATATTTGTTATTGCGCCATATAAGGCTGGTAAGAATTATTTTTCTGATCCAGATTGGTTGGCAGCAATGCCTTACTGTGAGATGGAGGAGGAAATTGCAAATCTTAACATTAACGCTATTAAAAAAGGGTTAAGTGCTGGTTACATTATAAACATTCCAGACGGTAACTCTTATGATGCTGAACAAAAAGAAGAGTTTAAAAGACAAGTTAAATTAAAGTTAACAAGCACAACGAATGCAAGTGATTTTATTATATCATTTAACGGAGTTGAGGAGCAAATTACTATAACTCCTTTTCCTGTAAACGATAATATCCATAAACAATGGCAATTCTTAACCGAGGAAAGCCGTCAACAAATAATCACAGGGCACAAAGTAACAAGCCCAATGTTATTCGGCATAAAAGACAATACAGGATTCGGCAATAATGCAGATGAATTAGACACAGCCGAGGCTCAACTAATGAAAAGAGTGGTTGCACCTAAACAGCAACACATCATTGAAGCCTTAGAGACTATTTTAATTCAATACGGTATTAATTTAGAATTAGAGTTCATTCCTTTAACTGAAATTAAAGAAGAGCCTAAAGCGGTTGAGTTAAGTAGTGTTGAATGTTCGCATGATGATTTCGACGGAGTATTAGAGATGTACGCAGAAGAAGCACCAGAAGGTTACAGTTTAACAGATGGAGCAGAATTTGATTTACAACTAGCAGCAACATCTAAAAGTGACCAAGACACCGATAAATGGATAGTAAGGTATGCATACGATAAAGGTACAAGTAAAACGCCAGAAGGTAAAAGCAGAAGTTTCTGCAATAGAATGATGCGCCTTTCTAACGGTGGTAAAGTATTTAGAGAAGAGGACATTATAAAGATGGGCGATGATGGCGTAAACGGCAAATTTGCGCATACAGGCGGAACATACTCTATATGGTTATACGCTGGAGGTGTAAACTGTTATCATGTATGGCAAAGACGTATCTTTAAGAAAAAAGAACAGGAAAATGGAGACCTTTTTAAAGGAAACCCGATGCAAAATGTAAATCCTGTAAACGTAAGCGAAGCAAAAAGACAAGGATGGAAGCACAAAGGCGATCCAAACGCAAGAGACGTATCAGTTCCAGAGATAAATAAGCCAAATAAAGGCAGTTTAAGATAGATTATGGCAATTAAATTATTTGAAACACCACAAGAAATAGCAAATACCACCATTTTAGGGGGGAATATTGATGTAGATAAGTACGCATTTGTCATAAATAGCGTTATGATTACAACACTAGAGCCACTTTTAGGTAGCGAATTGTACGATAAGATACTAACAGACTGGACAGCCGACACTTTAGCAGGCGATTATTTGACAATGTTCACAGAATTTATTAAACCGATAACAAAAAATGAATCTGCTGCTGAATATATAGAAATGTCTAGTTATACACTAGGCAATGGAGGTCTATTTAAGCACTCACCAGATAACGCAGAAGTAGTAGACAAGGACGAAGCGCAGTTTTTAAGCGGTAAATATCATAATATCGCACAAATGTATATCCAAAGGTTTAATAAATGGATATGTAAAAATCCTATTACGGAATATAAGACCTCACAAGATGAAGTAAACGCCTCTAAAAGTTTAACGGTTCGGTCTGGTTGGTTCTTTGGCGAAGAGAACAAGAATTGTGATGATCTTTCCTGTTAATGATTTGCGGAATTACAGCAGGCAGGGCTAAAAGATGCAGCGATAGTATTGCAGGGTTCGATATTGTTTATCTATTTCCTTTTGTTAGTTACGATAGGTCTCAAATTATTTTGAATACTAATATTATAACTACATTTCCAGACACGCAGATATTTAAGTTTGAAGTATTAAACGCTAATTTGTCAGAAGAAATGAGTGAGGACGATGGAGGTACGTTTTACGATCAAAATTTAAGTTTTGACTTATCTAAATCTACGGTAGAGGACAATTTAGAATTAACTAAACTAATGGACAAGGATTATATGGCTATTGTATCAGACAGAAACGGTATATTTAGATTGTTAGGGACTTATAACGGATTACAAACAGAGGTTACAAAGGTAACAGGGGGCGGTATGGCAGACTTTAATGGGTATAAGGTAACAATGGAAGGAAAGGAATCTTTGAACTCCTTATTCGTGTCTAATTTAGCAGACGCAGGATTTATAATAGATGAGGAATATTCATGTACTCCCTTTATGGTTAGTGCGGAGGAGTTGTCGTATAATCCTGTTAAATACGGTTATTTGTATAACCATTACACAATTCAAGATGTTAGAAATATAGCAAATACAGGGTGGGGTGTTGCAGACAAATCAGAATATGAAGCATTAATGCTATACTATGATTCTTCAGGAACTTATTTAAGTAATACTGCATCTACATTTTTAAAAGATGCGGACACTTCTAAATGGAGTGTTCCTTCAAATGGAGAGAACCAATCAAATCTTAACCTTGTAGGTTCAGGGTCAAGAAACGCATCAGGTGCATTTGCAAACTTGTTGAGTGTTTGTAGATTATGGAACAATGATACAGCAGTAGGTCAAGGTGTTGTTTCTCAAACTTTAGCAAATGAAGCTTATTTTTTAACATCAGTTGGAGCTGATGTATGGACAGTTGCTTTTGAAGAAGGTTATTCAATAAGATTAATAAAAGACACCACAACTCTTTCAAATGGAGAATCTAGTACTTACACAGGTAATGATGGTAAAACATATCGCACTATCTGTATAGGAACTCAAGAATGGTTAGCGGATAACCTTGTAGAAACTTTATATAGAAATTTAGATTCAATACCAATAGTAACAAATAATATTACTTGGGCAGGTTTGTCAACAGGGGCAAGATGTAGTTATAATAATGATGAAGCCAACGCAATATAAAATATGATAGTAAAACTAACATTAAATGCAGGAGCGGGAACAGGTTTAGGGGGATTTGACTTATACTCAAACTCTACAGGTTCTTTTGTTAAATTTAACACGAGCTCTATAACGAGACAGCAAATATTGAACGGCTACATAACTTCTTTAGCTCCTGATGGGACTACGGTTGTAAGAATAACCTCTCTAGGAGATTGTTCAAACTCTTATGATTCTACAGTATCTTTCTTGTCTATTGGTAATATTTTCGATGAAGGAGTTGGAGAGCCTAACGAGTGGAACTCGGAAAGTTTAATAAACGCATCCGTTGTAAGTAGCAATCCTTACAACGGAATAAAATCACTAGATTTAGCCTCGTCTTTTACGGCACAATACAAGACTACGAATTCTATTACAGACACAAGTTCATCAACTGTAACAATATGGGTTAAATTAAAAGCAACAGCTCCTACAAACTGGAGGCTTCACATGAGTGTTAGTTTAAACGGTTCTGGAATTGGAACTTACGATTTGTTCGAGGCAAATTCAGGTGGATTTGACAGAAGTAGTTTAGTTTATCAAGAGGTAACTTTTGACTTATCAGGATTTTCGCCCTTCACTTATAACGAGTTAGAGTTTCACTCTTCTAATTTTACAGATGGTATGTACGCTGACGTTTGGAACTTATCATATGTATAAAAATTAAAAAAATGACAGCAAAAGAAAACGAAGAGTTCATAATACTCAAGCAAGATGTAAAATATATAAAGTCAGAAGTTACAGAGATTAAAAGAAATAGCAAGCAATTAAATGACAGCATGTTACTTTTAACTTCTAAAATGTTTACCGATGAATCTACAGGCGAAGATGGATTTTTTGAAATAACTAAACGGCATGGTATTCGATTGACTAAATTAGAGAACTTTAAAGCGGTGGGTTACGGTGTTATTATGGCGGTTGGAATATTAGCAGGATGGTGGTTAAAATTTAAACAAGAGGTGTTATGAAATATTTTAAAGAAGATGAGTTTTTAATGGATGGGGTAATTGTGTTCGATAAAATGGATACTAATTTATTAAAAGACTTAGACCTACTCAGGGAACTTGTAAGAGAGCCTTTACACGTTACTAGTAGTTACAGAGATGAAGAGAAAAATGATGCTGTGGGTGGGAGTTCACGAAGCCAACATTTAAAAGGTAAAGCGGTAGACTTGTCGTGTAACAACGGAACATTAAGAGCAAAAATTGTTAGACAAGCGTTAGTATTAGGTTTAACGTGTGGAGTGGCAAAGACTTTTGTGCATATAGACAACAGAGATAATCAAGTAGTATTCACATATTAATGGGAGATTATAAAAAAGAAAACGGATCATCCAGAGTTGGTGATTTCTTACGGTCTTTAGATTTAAAGCAAAACTTACCAAAAGCGTTAGGATTAGGTGTTAGTATTTTAAAGGGTGATATAGAAGGCGTTAAAAGTTTCATAAGCGGAAACAACGAAATGACTTTAAAGCATCAAGAGTACGCTTTAAAACTGTTAGAGTTAGACGCAATTAACGAACAGGAGAAAACTAAAAGATGGGAAGCGGATGCTCATTCAGATTCATGGCTAAGTAAGAACGTAAGACCTCTAGTTTTAATATACCTTATTTTCTGCACTACTGTTTTAATAGTTGCTGATAGTATGGATAACGCTTTCATTGTTGCGGATCATTGGGTTAGTCTTTTATCAAGTCTATTGATTACGGTTGTAGGTGGGTATTTTGCTCTTAGAGAGTTCGGTAAATTCACTACAAAGAAGTACAAAAACTAAATTAATTACAAAGCACTTTCCTTACAGTTAGTGCTTTTTTGTGTTTAATCGGTAAATAATATAAAATATATCTTGTATATCTAATATAGTTTTGTATATTTGCTTAACATTAATAATTTAATATATTAAAATGAAGAAATTAATTGAAATAAAAGAAGAAGATAACGCTGTAATTAAATTAAAAAAATTAGCAATTGATGCAAATTTAAGTTTTACCGAGTATCTTACAGATGTATTGTTTAACCATTCTAAAAATTATAAATAAAATGAGAAGAGTAACACAAAAATTATTAAACAAGGCTTTAAAAGAGGCTACTGTACATTACCAAGGAGAAGATACTTATATAGAATATGATAGTGCTGGTTTTTATTTATTTGGCAGTTGTCTTTCTTGTTCTGCGTTCGATGTAGATGATGAAGAGGTACAACTAACAGAAGAACAACAGACGATCGTGTATAACTTTATAAAAGACTTACAAGACACTGAACAAGAAAGACAAACAGAATTAGAAAATCAATTTTAACATGTATTTAACATATTTTATATCATTAGCAGGAGTAATATCAATAACTTTAACAATTGTTTATAAAATAATTATGCAATTCAAAAAACACATTAAAACTAAATAACAATGATTAAAACAATTTTACCAACAGGAGTAATAGTAAAACACAGACAAGAAGGTACTATAAAAGTACACAGCCAGATATTAAAAGATGAACCTATCTACAACGAGGTAACATTAGAAACGGCTCTTAAAAATGAATTAAAAGATAATCTTATAAAACTACACAAATGAAAGAATTAGAATTAACACCGAGACAGGCACAAATGATACAAAGAGCAATAGTTTGCTACAAAGTTGTAGATGACAAACTACTATCAGAAGAGGATCAAAAAGAATTAGCAAATTTATACATAGAATTAGCATAAAACTAAATCGCCATGGAATTTAAAGGAACAAAAGAAGAGTGGAAAGTAAGAGAAGCAGCGCCACAGTTGTTAAAGGCATTAGAATGTATTATTGACCCTCTAACTGGAATGGTCTGTAACCATGTAGCGAATTACATTGGTACAAGTAAATCATATCAAATAGAACGAGCGATTAACAAGGCATTAAACTAAAACATTATGAAAGGAATACAATTCAGCAACAAAGAGTTAATTATGCTAGAGAAAGCGTTAGTAAAATACATACTAGACGATAACATCTCACTAGAAGAGGCGAAAGAATTAAAATCTTTATACATTAAAATTAAATAAAAATGAATTTACAAGACTTAAAAAAAGAAATGCCTTTTAAATGGCGAGTTCAAAGTACAAATGAATACGGTTCTAATTGCGTTGCTTACATAGACGCAAGAGATGTACAGGATATACTAGACGATGTTTGCGGTGCTGAAAATTGGCAAGTAAAGTATTCAGAACACAAAGGAAATTTATTTGCAAGTATAGGGATTGACTGTAACAAAGACGATGGTTGGGTTTGGAAGTCTGATTGCGGAACTGAAAGCCAAGTTGAAAAGCAAAAAGGAGAAGCCTCAGACGCTTTTAAACGTGCTGCGGTAATGTGGGGAGTTGGTAGGTTCTTATACTCATTAGGAATTATTAAAATAAAAGAAGTTATAAAAGTAGGTAACAAGTTGTACCCAGCAGATAAAGGACAAAGAATTTGGAACATAAATGAATACTGTAATAAGATACATAATTCAAAGAACGTTAAACGCAAAGAAGCCTTAACTATTGATAAGTTCGATAAAGCAAAACTGTTTACACCAGAGCAGATTAAGAAAGTACTAGACACGTTTAGAATGTCAAGCGATCAAAGAAAAGATTTAACAACATTGTTATGAGCCAAAAAGTTAGCATAGTATTAGAATTAGAAGATAGAACGCAAAGTTACTATTATGAAAAGAAAATTAGAGGGGAGTTTAATGTGATAAGTTACGCTAATCTTCCAGACACCTCTAAGTTATACGAAGATAGCAGCACTTTTAAGAAGTTAGTTGCTAGTGTTAAGAAAGCGCAATGGGAGAGAGATACATACATAAACGATAATAATAAATAAAATGAAACCACAAATATTTTTCGCCACAATGACAATAATATGCGTAATATTTTACATTGATACTTACAGGACTATGTATGATCCTATATTTGATATAGACGGAATTATTCTAGCAGGACTTATATTTATGTTTTGCTTTATTATAACGAGTTTAATGCCAGAAAGTAAAAAATGAAGTTTGATTTAAACAACACCTTAGAAAGAAACAAATACGACACTTACTCCGACAAACTAAAACTAGCGAACAGCAAAGTAGAGTTAAAGAAGTTAGGAGGTAAACGTTCAATATCTATAAACAGTTACTTACACGTGTGTATATCCATCTACTCAATTGAATTTGGTTATACCTTAGCAGAATCTAAGACCATGTTAAAAAGAGAATGCGGGTTTATGGTGTACGAAAAGAATAATTTAAAATTCTTAAAAGAGACTTCTAAGCAGACTAATGAGGAATGTAGTAAGTTTGTAGAGTGGATTAGAAACTACGCAAGTAAGCAAGGCTTATACATTGCTGACGCGGACGAATACAAACAGAATAAGTTTGCAATTGATAAAGAAATAGACAAACATAAAGCATATTTATGATAACTCACAAGCCCTGCAAAGGAAACGGTAAATCAAAAGGATATGGCTGTGATACTATTACAGATGTTAAGTTTAGAAAGTTTGGTTTATGTATGAATTGTTATGCAAATTGGCTTTACACATCTAAAGATGGTAAGGATATGATTGCTAAGGCTACTTTAAAGGCTTCTAAGCCACGAACAGAATTAAACAAGGCAATCAACTTAGACAAAGATAGAAAGCGTTTACCTGTAGTTTTAAAACAAACTCAAATAGTATTCAATTCTTACATTAGAGAGAGAGATAAAAACAAGCCTTGTATATCTTCTGGATTTCCTTTAGGAGTTCAATACGATGCTGGGCATTGTTTTTCAGTAAAGCAGTTTAGCGGGTTAAGATTCAATGAATATAACGTACACGCTCAAAGTATTGGGGATAATAGATTCAAAGAAGGTAATTTTGAAAGTTATATTTTAAACGTTCAAGACAGAATAGGATCAGAAGCGGTGAATGAATTAAAAGCACTTGCTATTTTATTTAAAAGAACCCCTAAGAAATGGAGTATTGAAGAAGTAGAAGAGATTAAAAAAGAATATCAATTAAAAATAAAAACAATAAAGAATGACTAAATATCAATTAATAATTAACACAGTTCAAAATGTATCTGGAATTGAAGATATAACCTCCCTTAATAGAATGCGATTTGTAGCAGATTGTAGACACGTTTGTTATGGACTTGCTAAAAAGTACTACCGTAAAAGATATAACGGTTATGTAATGTCTAAAATAATGAAACGAACACACGCAGCAGGTATAAACTCCATAAATTCTTTTGAAAACAACATTAACAAATCTTGGTTTGAAGCAAACGAAGTTTATAATAAATGTGTTATAATCTTAGATGATGTTTTAGGCATTGAGAACGAAGAGATTAAAAGAGAGATTGAAAGACTAGACGATAAAAGAAAGTTTCTTATCGGTAAAATTAAAGTTAAACATGAAGTAATTAATTAACATATATTACAAAATGAAAATATTAAATTTATATGCAGGAATAGGAGGGAATCGTAAACTTTGGGGGAACGATCACGAAATTACAGCAGTTGAGATCGACCAACAAACAGCAGATATTTATAAAAAAAAATTTCCAAACGATACAGTAATCGTAGGCAATGCTCATCAATACTTGTTAGACCATTATACAGAATATAATAAAGGATTTATTTGGGCGTCCCCGCCTTGCCCTTCTCATTCTACAACTAATCATTTTTTAAACGCTCAAGGAGTTGTTCGTTATCCAGATATGATGTTATGGCAAGAAATAATATTTTTGAAGCATTTTTTTAAAGGTAAGTACTGTGTTGAAAATGTTAAAAGCTATTACGATCCAATGTTTAACCCCAAACAAATAGGAAGGCATTATTTATGGAGTAATTTTATCATTTCTACAATAGATCAACCAAAAAAAGACATTGGTAGAATGAACGGAAAAAGACAAACGGCATCAAAAAAAACAAAACAGGAAAGAAATATGGTAGATCACAAACTAGGACAGCACATTTTAGATTGTGCTATGAATGTAATAAGAAAACAAGATATATCACAAACAGAATTATTCTAAACACACACCAATAAAACAAAGCAACTAACAATGTTTTAATTTGGTTTATAAATAAATAATACTTACTTTTGTATCATAGTTGGCGTTCGACAATATACCAACTTAACAATATAATATAACTCTTATGAGGAAAACGAAGTCGAACGCGTTGGAATTGTGGGAGTTTTTTTATACCTATATTTTATTATGAAACAATTAAAAGAGTATTTTTCAGGAAGAGGACAAGTGAAAGGATATGTATTTAACCAAATCAGCCAGACTAAGTACGGTTTCTTGTACGAAGTTAAAGGAAAGGACACAATACACTACGAAATATTTAAACGCAAAGAAAACGCTATGTATGATTGTATTAGTTATCCATCAAATAAAGCGTTTGGCGTTTGGGCTTGGACGACTCCAATATTAGAAAGGGCTGAAACTTTATTAAAAGAAATAGATTTAAAAGGATTAGATTTGGAGGCGGCTAATGTTTAAGAAAACTAAACGAAAAGGCTTTAATTTCTTTAGATCGTACTTTGACGTGTACAATGAATTGAGCGACAAAGATAAAGTTTGCTTTATGGACGCTTTATTAGAACGTCAATTTATAGGTGTTAAGCCAGAAGGTTTAAAAGGAATGGCTAACTTTGCGTATATTAGCCAAACAAATAGCATTGATAGTCAGGTTAAAGGGTATGAGGACAAGACAAAAACAACACTTTTGACCCCCCCTACCGTAGGGGTAAATAAAAAAGTTTTAACCCCTACCGTACAAGTACAAGAGAAAGAGAAAGTACAAGACGTACCCAGCGAATCTATTTTTATGTTATTCCTAAAAGATGATTACTTAAAAGACAACCCGCAAAGATATGACTTTGTAAGACAGCGAATGATAGACACGTATAACGCTTGGAAGTTAAACGACTGGAAAGACGGAAATGATAAGCCTATTACAAACTGGAAGGTAAAAGCAATAAATCAATTAAGATATATTACAAAATGAATATCACAAACGAGTGCAACATGGAACTAATGGCTAGGTATGAAGATAACCATTTTGATTTGGCTATTGTAGACCCGCCTTATGGGATTGGTGAAAGCGGGGGAGATAAAAAAAGGAATAGAGGTCATAAAAGAATAGTTAAACACGTAAAAAAAGAATGGGATTTAAGTACTCCAAACCAAGAGTATTTTACAGAACTTAGAAGAGTTAGTAAAAATCAAATAATCTGGGGTGCAAACTACATGATAGACAAAATACTAACACCTAAGATGTGTTGGATATTTTGGGACAAAAGGATTGGAGGTGATTTTTCAGATGGGGAATTGGCTTGGACTTCATTTGATAAAGCATTACGTATGTTTAAATATAGTCACGTTGGAGATACAAAAGGCGGTCATACAAGAATACACCCAACACAAAAACCAGTACCTCTATACGAGTGGTTATTAATGAACTATGCAAAGGAAGGTGACAAGATACTAGACACACACCTTGGGTCTGGCTCAATAGCCTTAGCGTGTCACAATCTTAACTTTGATTTAACAGCGTGTGAGTTAGATACTGAGTATTACAACGCAGCAATGAAAAGAATAAACGAACATAAGCAGCAACTAACAATGTTTTAAAATGAAACCCTACAAACTCATAGAAGAACAGAAGAAAGTAATTAACGAATTAACTTATAAGTTACAATTCTCAAAGGATAAAGTAAAAGATGCTAAAGTTATAAATACTTTGATAACCACAGTTAATGGATTTGAAAAGATGCTATTAAATAAATACTTTACCGATGCTATTGAAACTTTACTTTATTCCAACATAAAAGAATGGTTAATGCAATCAAAAGTATATGACGGTTCACCAATACCTCTACAAGAAATGTGTTCTGGATTAGACTTTGATATATTAAACGGATCTAAACAAAAGAAATTAGAAATATTAAGCGTATTAAAATCTCACGAAATGCAAAATATAATAAAAAACAAAACTAATTTAAAAAATCATACATTTACAGACTTCGATAAGTTACTAACTGATTTGATTAACGAGTTCAAAAAAGGAATTGTATGGAGCAGATAGATATAAATAAGATAGAAAACTTATCTACTGGATTAGATTTTAACCAAATGAGAGCCGAGGCTTTCGTCGATGTTACTAAAAAACTATCACACCCACCAGTTGCTATTAGTATCGGAACACACGAGTACAGAGGGGAATCAATACCTAATGCCTTTGGAACGTTTGGTAACTTTAGTTGTATTGTTGGAGCGTCAAAGGCTAGAAAGTCCTTCTTTAAATCACTTACGGTTGCAGCATACATTGGAGGGAATACTAATTCCTTCGCACCAGACTTTAGAAGTCATAGAAAAGGAGAGGGTTTTGTTTTAGATTTCGATACAGAGCAAAGTGCTTATCATTCTCAAAGAGTATTTAAACGTGTTTGTGATATGGTTGGAGGTAATGCAGAATTTTATAAACCTTTCTCTTTAAGAAAATACACGTTTAGAGAGCGTTTAGATTTTATTGAATGGTGTATATTAGAAAGTGACTTTAAGTCCAACATAGGGCTTGTGAGTATAGATGGCTTCGCTGATTTGGTTTCAGATGTAAATGATTTAGCACAATGTAATGAGTTGGTGCAAAAATTACTATCTTGGACGGACATAAGCCAATGCCATTTAACAGGAATATTGCATACTAATTTCGGGAGTACAAAGGCAACGGGTCATTTAGGGAGTGCGGTAATGAAAAAGGCTGAAACTGTGTGTGTTTTAGAATACGGACAAGATGCGACCTCTGTAAAGTTTGCATACACTAGAGGCTTTCCGGTAGATGACTTTCAATTTTCAATAGGTGGGGATGGATTGCCAAGGACAAACGAAATAAAAGGACTTTCATATTAACTAAAATAAATAAACAATGGACAAATTACTAGAAGAATTTATTAAAGATTGGAGATTAAAAAACAATACTAAAGATGCTATTTACTCATCGTATCACTATGACGCTATGATAGAATTTGCTAAACAATACCACCAAGAGCAATTAATTTTATCTAGTGTTAGTCGTACTTTTTCTACTGAACAAATGGAAGAATCATTTAATGACGGTATTGCTTGTGAAAAGCAAAGATGCGGTTACTTCGATATAGACAATTACTGCTAACACTAATATAAAATTAGTAAATAAAATAAATAAACAATGAGAAAATTAAGGAAAAGATTAAATAATTCAGAGGCTGTGATTTTAGGAATTAAACCCAAGCCTCAAGACAAAAATGGAGAAAATACCAGATACATGATAACCTTTAAACAATTTAAAGTTATAAAAGACTATAGAAGTAGTTTAACTCCTTTAAAAAATAAAGTAAAGTCTAAAACGAGCGCAAACGATTACGAATCTAAACCTTTTGTATTGTCTGCTTTTAGCGATGATGGTAAAATGATGGGTATAAATGAATATTGTACTGCGTATAATTTAGTGAGGAAAGACATTTCTAGTTGGAAGTTGATAACTCACACAGGAACGCCCTATTATAACATAGTGTTTAAAGAAAATAAAGAGGACGTATCTAGTATTATAGACATTGAGTTTATAGAAGAGATTGCTAAGAAGCACATTAAGCCAGTAGAGTTAAAGCAAGTTTTTAAATTTATAGACTCTAACAAAATAGATAGGATTGTTTATACAGATGTACATATTGGAATGAGTACAGACAAGGTTGGGACTGCTTTATATGCAACACCTTGGAACAAAGACACCTTAATGGATAGAATGATAGAAATGTGCGAGTACACTATATCAAGACAGAGCAGTCAAACGCTACACATAGATGAATTAGGGGACTTACTAGATGGATGGGATGGATATACAACCAGAGGAGGTCATAAGTTACCTCAGAACATGACAAACAAAGAAGCGTTCGATACTGCAATTGATTTTAAAGTAAAAATGATTGACTATTTAACCCCTTACTATTCTAAGATTGTATGTAATAACATATGCAATGATAACCATGCAGGAGACTTTGGATATATTGCAAACCAAACGTTTAAACATATCATTGAACAGAAGTATCTAGGTAGTGTTGAAGTAACTAATCACGTTAAATTTATCAATCATTACAATATCGGTAAACATGGGATTGTTATAACTCATGGGAAAGATGACAAGTCTTTAAAATTTGGATTCAAACCCCATTTAGACGCTAAGCAAATTGAAAAGATAGACCAGTACCTAAAACAATATGGAGTTTATAAGTTTGATTTTATAGAGATAGGTAAAGGAGACAGCCACCAGTTACTATTAGACTATTCAACAAGCGATGACTTTGATTATTTTAACTTTCATGCTTTTAGTCCAAGTTCGGAATGGGTGCAGACTAATTTTAAGAAAGGCAGAAGCGGGTTCACTCATATAAGCATGAGTAAAGAATCTAATGTTAAGATCGTAACGCCTTACTTCTTTAATTAACTAAAAAAAGAAACTATGAAACGTCAGTAAACACCTATTAGTGACGTTT